CGCAGTCACTGCGTTCAATAAATCTCCCCTTCGTTCTCTCATTTAAGTCCCACTCCAGCAATTCCAGCTCATCTATCAGCTGCCGGTTCTCCCTGGTGTCCAGAATCTGCAATTTGCCTTTCTTGAGATCTGAGTTAAGCAGCTCGATGTGGTCATGCTTTGCTCTTTTTTGGGCCGGTTGAATATCCAGGCTATATCTCTTTGACATTTCCTCAACCACCATCTTGCCAAGTCCGCCAGTATCGGCAACAATCCTCTCAAACTGATACTCTGAATCCAGAGAACGGATTTTTCTTGCAATGTCATCAGAGGTAAGATGAGTAAACTTTTGGGTTTCAATAACAAAAGATTCTGCCAGTGCTTCAGACCAACCGATAACCACGAATGCAGTAGAATCAACAAACCCCAGGTCAACGCCAAGAGCATAGTGCCAATCAACATCAGGCAGCTCATCAGACAAGTTACGCACCTTGTCAAACTGGTAGACCAGGGAGTTCTCATCTCTGACCCATTCACCCCTATACTCCCTCCTAAATGTTGCATCACTCTCTGACCAAAGGTTTTCTTCCTTCTTTCTCTCCAGCCAATCAGCTGCCCCTGGAAGATGTGGATTGTCCAACAGCGTCCATGCATG